GGCCCGGGTGCCCTGCGACTCCACTCGTCCGGTCCTCCCCCCTATAGGGGCGGACGAGTCGAGTCGGACGAGTCGCCGGAACCCTGCTGTGAGGGTTCCTGTACCGGCCGGTGCAGTAATGGGGGCCCGGCCATGAGCCTCCACCGCATCTGCCCGACGACGGGCAAGCGCCAGCTCAAGCGCCACGAGGCNGACCGNGTGGTNACGCTGGCGGGAAGGCGTGCGGACCTGCAGCGGGTGCCGGCCAGCGCCTACCGCTGCCCGCACTGCCGCAAGTGGCACACCACGTCCATGACGCAGCTGGAGTACCAGGTGCTGCAGCTGGTCAAGGAGGCGGCGTGANCGAGCACGTGGAGGCCGTGATGTTCATGCGGGCCGTGCGGGGCGCCCTGGGCGACTGGCCGGAGCTGCGCTGGCTCTTTGCGGTGCCAAACGGCGGCTGGCGGGCCAAGCGCACGGCGGCCGCCATGAAGGCCGAGGGCGCGCAGGCCGGCGTGCCGGACTACCTGCTGCCGGTCGGGCGGGGCGGCTACGCGGGCCTGGCGATCGAGCTCAAGACCGCGACCGGCCGGGTCAGGCCCGAGCAACGGGCCTGGCTGGCGCACCTGGAGAGCCAGGGCTGGCAGACGGCCGTGGCGCGTGGCTGGGAGCAGGCGTGGGACGTGGTGCGGGATTACATGGCGCTGGAACCGCGCCAGACGGCGCAGGAGGCGATTGCAGGCGCGTCTGGGGTGTCTACCCCGCAGGCAGACGAACGCGGCTCACAGGGCCGCACAGAGCGAAATAGAGGGGGTGCAAGGTGAACGAATGGATCTGGATGGCAGTGGTGGGCGCGGCCTTCGGGGCTGGGTCGTGGTGGGGCGAGCGGCAGGCGATCCGTCGCGTGGCGCAGCTACTGGTCGAGGGCGTCCTGCGCTGGGGGCCGGGCTGGCCAGTGCCAGTGGNGCGGCTCGGCAAGGGGGGCGACGAATGAGCGGCGGCGTCTTCGAGGCCCGCCCGCGCCGGGCCCCGTTCCGCGAGCGCGTCATGGCGCTGGCCGGGCGCGGGGGCTACCGGGAGCCGGGCATGGGTGGCGGCGATCGCCCGACCGTCCCGACGGACCACATGGTCGCCGCCGCGCTGTCGTTCGGCCGCCGCGGCCCGGACGACGTGGGGCCGGATGTCGCGATCGCGCTGGCCACCGGGTCACTCGGCGAGGCGCAGACCATCCGCGTGCTGCGCTGGCTGGGCGGCCTGTTGGCGTCCGAGCGCAAGGGGGCCACCGGGCGGGTGCGGCCGTGGGCGGGGCACGTCGCGCTGTGCGCATTCAACGCGGCCGTCAAAGGCTGGCAAGTGCCGCCGGCTCCGGAGGGCGTGTCGCCGCAGGACTGGGGCGAGGCGGTGCTGTTCGGCTGCTTGCTGATCGAGCAGGCGGCCGAGGACGCGCTTGCGCTGGCGGCGAGGCGGTGGAGGGCGGAGTGAGCGGGGCTGTGCGAGCCGTCGTAGCATGTAGCCTCCATTCAGGAGGGANGTCACGATGAAAGATTCAAACATGCTGCGCTTGATCGCGGCGATGGTCGCGGACATTCACGCCAAGGTCGGTGCTGGCGAGGAAAGCGGACTTGACTCGANGATGGTCAGCACCCTGCTCTGGNATCGCCAGGACTGGGCGCTCCACTGGGAGTACGGGCACCTGTTCGAGCGCGAGGAGGACAACCCGGACGTGACCTATGTCAAGGAAGTTCTGGATATGTGGCGGGCGATCGAGTACAGCTATTCGCAGCTGGACGAGCCTGGCAAAGCGGACGTGCATGCGCGGACGAAGTACCTGCCCGATGACGGCCCGAAGTTCGGCGGCTTCGACGGCAACAACGAAGCCCAGTACTGNGCGATCGCGCGCACGATGATCGAAGACCTCGCCCGGTGGAAGGAATTCAAGGGCCGCGACCTCAACACNCACAGCCCCACCGATCGTCGCTATGCAGCGATGCTCGAGGCGATGAAGCCCTACTGGGACGCCATCAGGGCTGGCCGGANGCGCCCGATGACCGCCGACGAGCTGGTCGCCGTGTTGAACGCGCCCTACTGACCGTCTACCCGCCGGGTTGACATCGCCCGCCGGGGCGGGCAAACTCCAAGATGGCGCGTGGTGTGACCGCGTGCCAAGACCCCGCCGAGCGTTAGATCGCCCGGCCCGACGCCCTGACGCGCAAGCGCCGGGGCGTCTCCTTTTCCGCCCGCCGCGCACGCGGCGACGAGGCCCCGCATGACCCAGACCCGAATCGGAAGCCTCGCAGAGGCTGCCGCGAACATCGCTGTCGGCTTCGGCATCAACTTCACCGCCAACCTGATCGTCCTGCCGTGGTTCGGCTTCGACGTGGCGGCGGGCGATGCGTTCGGCATCGGCCTGGTGTTCACCGCGATCAGCCTCGCCCGCAGCTACGTCCTGCGGCGCTGGTTCAACGGGCTGCGGTTCGGCAACCGCACGGAGGCCGCATGAGCTACCCCGACGACAACCCCAANACGGCCGTTGGCGCGTCCAAGGTGCCGCTCCACCTCGTGCCGCCGGTCGCCGCGCACCACATGGCGCTGGCGTTCAAGGACGGCGCGGCCAAGTACGGCCCGTACAACTGGCGCGAGCACANGGTGAGCGCGTCGGTCTACTACGGCGCGATGCGTCGGCACATGGACGCATGGTGGGACGGCGAGGACCTGTCGCAGGACGCGCTGGTGCACCACCTCGGCCATGTCATGGCCTGCTGCGCCATCCTGCTCGACGCTGCGGCGGTCGGGAAGCTCAACGACGACCGCCCTCTTCCGGGCGGCGTGGCGCGCTTGCAAGCGGAGTACGCGCACAGCTCGGCACCGCCGCCGCTCAACCACGTGCGCCAGGACACCGGCGACTGAGATGCGCTGTCCGAAATGCGGCGCCGAGGGCGCCATCCGCAACGGCTCGGGCCGCGGGCGGTGCACGGTCGGTCGGCACAGCTTCGTCATCCGCCCGCAGGACGAGCCCGACGAGACGCTGGCCGCCGCGCGCGGCTGGTCGCCTGAGCACCAGATGGTCCACCCGGCGGCGCCGGGCTTCAACGTCAAGGGCACCTCCACGCTGTACCGTGAGGACGGCACCGTTGCGGCCCAGTGGGTCAAGACGACCGCAGATGCTCAGGCGCGCGAAGCGGCCCTTGTCGCAGCCGTCGAGGCCATGGCCGCCGACCTGCCGCGTGTTCGGGCGCGCAAGGCCAAAGGCGCATGGCGCACCGACCTGCTGACCGTCTACCCCATCGGCGACCCGCACCTTGGCATGCTGAGCTGGCCGGACGAGACGGGCGAGGACTGGAACCTCGACATCGCCCGGCAGGTGCACGCCGATGCCATGGCCGCCCTGGTCGAGGCCGCACCGCGTACCGAGACGGCCGTCGTGGTCAATCTCGGCGACGCCCTGCACTTCGACAGCATGGAGGCCAAGACGCCGCGCAGCGGGCACTTGCTCGATGCCGACGGCCGCTACGCCAAGATCATCGACGTGGCGATCACCACCATGCGCCAGTGCATCGAGTCGGCGCTGGCGAAGCACAAGCGCGTGCACGTGATCTGCGTGCCGGGCAACCACGACGAGACCGGCGGCCTGTGGCTTGCACGCCTGCTCGCCATCGCCTATGAGCGCGAGCCGCGGGTGACCGTCGACACCTCGCCCGGCGTGTTCGCCTACTACAGGTTCGGCAAAGTCCTGCTGGGCGTGCACCACGGCCACACCTGCAAGCCGGACAAGCTGCCGGGCGTCATGGCCGCCGACCGGGCCAAGGACTGGGGCGAGGCCGAGCACCGGCACTGGCTGACTGGACACGTGCACCACGAGAGCCGCAAGGAGTACGCAGGCGTGACGGTCGAGAGCTTCGGCACCCTGGCGGCCAGGGACGCATACGCCACGAACGGCGGCTGGCGGTCGGGCCGCTCCATGCAGGCCATCGTCTACCACGTCGAGCACGGCGAGGTCGCGCGCAGTCGCGTGAGCGCCGCGATGTTCGCCCGGGAGGCAGCGTGACTACCGTCGCGTGGGACGGCAAGACGCTGGCGGCTGACCGGCGCATGGCCGGGTACATGACCACCTGCAAGATCTTCCCGATCCCGGGCGGCTACGTCGCCGGCGCCGGGACCATGGATCAGTTGGTCGAGGTCGCCGCGTGGCTGCAGGAGGGCGGGGACAAGCCCAGGCTGCCCGACTGACCCCGAGTCGGAGTTCATCGTCGTGCGTGGCAGCGAGGCCTTCTGGCTGGTCCTGGCCGTATCTGCGCGAGGTCCGCATTCGCGAGCCCTTCGCTGCGCTCGGGTCGGGCGCGGAGTACGCGCTGGGCGCCCTGGCCATGGGCGCTGACGCAAGGACCGCCGTCGCGGTGGCGGCGCAGTTCGATCCACACACAGGAGGCGGCGTCGACGCCGTGGATATCTCATGAACACCCGAGACAACGCTGAATCCATCGTGCAAGACCTGCACGACATGGCCTGCGACGGAGACGTCGCCGAGGTCATGGTGTTCGTGCGCGACGCCTCCGGGCGCCTGCTGTGCGCCTACGCGAGCGACGACATGCAGCGGTTCATCGACGACGTGCGGGCGGCGCTGGCGGACGCAGAGGCCAACCCCAGCCAGCGGAGGACGCTGCAGTGATGCAGGATCGGATGGATGTCGTCGGCGCGACGGTCGGCAAGGTCGGCGCATACGGCGGCGGCGTGTCCGCCTTTTTTTTCGGGCTGACGGCCAACGAGATCGCCGCCCTGGGCGGCATCGTCGTGGGCGTGCTCGGCCTGCTGGTGCAGTGGTACTACAACCGCCGCCGCGACCGGCGCGAGCAGGCGGAACACGAAGCGCGTATGCGCTCGCTGCAATCGGGCAAGGCCAATACTGCCGCACTGGGCCTTGCAGCCGGCCTCGCAGCCGTCCTCGCCATCGCTGCGCCGCTGGTGNCCAAGTGGGAGGGCGTCCGGTACACCGCCTACCAGGACAGCGTCGGCGTCTGGACCGTCTGCTACGGCCACACCAAGACGGTTGACCGCACCAAGCGATACACGGCGGCCGAGTGCGAGGCGCTGCTGCGGGCCGATATGGTCGAGGCCAACAGCCATGTCCGCCGCTGCATCGGCGTGCCCATGTTGCGGCAGGTGGAGGCGGCGCTGACCTCGGCCACCTTCAACCTGGGCCCCAAGGTCGTGTGCGGCTCGACGTTGCAGAAGAAGGCGCTGGCCAACGACTGGCCGGGGGCCTGCGCGGAGCTGGACAAGTGGAAGTACGCGGGCGGGCGCGAGATGCGCGGCCTGGTGTTGCGGCGCGACGACGAGCGAGCCCTTTGCGAGGGCAGGGAGCTGTGGAAGTGATCCTGTCCGAAGCCCGAGCAACCGCTTGGAAGTACGCATCNGCGGTGCTCGCCGTGCTGGCGGTCGCGGCTGTCGTCCTGGCGCTGTTCTTTTATGGGAGCGCCCGCACCAGCGATCTGCGTGCCGAGCGAGCCGAANCCGAGCGCGATCAGGCACGCGCGCAGGTACNGCAACTGCAACAGGCGGCNAAGAGGGACGATGCCGCCGCAACTGCCACTGACACGGCGCGTTCGCGCGTGGCTGAGCAGGTGGNGCAACACCACGACCGAGCCAAACGAGTAGAGGCCATTGCCCATGCACCGCGCCCTCCTGTGCCTGACGACTGCCCTCTGCCTGACCCTGACCTCGTGCGCGAGTCGGCCGACGCTGCCGGCCGCATACGTGCCGCCGAGGATCGACTGCGCGGCCTTCGACCCGCCGCTGGTCCAGCCGCCGCTGCAGCCGTCGAGCAGTGAACGGCACCCGGTGCCGTGGCAGCTCTACGCATGGAACTGGCAGGCGTACGCCGAGCACGTGCTGACCCAGCGCGTGGAGACGGCGGCGTGCCTGCATCGTCTGAAACAGCAAGGAGTCATCAGGTAACACCATGGCTGGACCGAAACACGCCAACGGCAGCACGTGGCAGAAGGGCAAGTCGGGCAACCCCGGCGGCCGCTCGCCGCGCGTTGGCCCGAACGGGGAGACCATCACGCAGCTGGCGCGCGCTCATACGGCGGAGGCGCTACAGACGCTGGTCGACCTCATGGCTCCGGCGCACGAGGCCGACATCCGCCTGCGGGCGGCGTCCGCCATCCTCGACCGCGGATGGGGCAAGCCGAAGGAGTCGATGGACCTCGACGCCAACGTGAGCGGCGGCGGCCTGCCCGTGATCCAGATCGTCCGAGCAGCCGAGGCACCGGCGCACGAGGACTGACGTGCGTGTCGAGCTGACGGGGCCGCAGTACGACTTCGTCACCGCGACCGACCGGTTCCCCGCGCTGGTGGCCGGCTTCGGTGCCGGCAAGACGCACGCGGCGGTCACGCGCGCGATCGTGCTCAAGTTGCAGTACCCGCGCCAGAACGTCGCCTACTACCTGCCGACCTATGACCTNGTGACCACCATTGCCTTCCCGCGATTCATCGAGACGCTGGAGGCGTGGGGGCTGAGGTACAAGCAGAACAAGAACGACAAGATGCTGCACGTCGAGGGCGCGGGGAGCTTCATCTTCCGCACCATGGACGCCCCCGAGCGGATCATCGGTTACGAGGTGGCCGACAGCCTGGTCGACGAGCTCGACACGCTGCCCGAGGACAAGGCGCGCGATGCCTGGAACAAGATCATCTCCCGCAACCGGCAGAAGAAGCCGGACGGGAGCGTGAACACGGTGGGCGTGGCAACCACGCCCGAAGGCTACCGGTTCGTCTACGACCGCTGGGTGCGACAGGGAGGCCCGGGCTACCGGATCATCAAGGCCAGCACGCTGTCCAACGCGGCGAACCTGCCCGAGGGCTACATCGACAGCCTGCGCGCGACCTACCCGTCGCAGCTGTTGGCCGCCTACCTCGACGGCGAGTTCGTCAACCTGGTCGCCGGCTCGGTGTACCCGGAGTTCGACCGCGCCCTCAACGCGAGCGCCGAGCGGATCCAGCCCGGCGAGGCGCTGCACGTCGGCATGGACTTCAACGTCGGCAAGATGTCTGCGGTGGTGCACGTCTTGCGCGGCGACGACCCGCACGCGGTCAAGGAGTACACCGGAGTTCTCGACACCCCGGCGATGATCGCGCTCCTCAAGCGCGAGCACGAGGGGCACCGGATCCTCGTGTACCCCGACGCCAGTGGCGCCAGCCGCAAGTCGAACAACGCCAGCGAGTCGGACCTCGCCCTGCTGCGCGCGGCCGGCTTCGGCGTGCGCGTCAACCCGGCCAACCCGCGCGTGAAGGACCGCGTGCTGGCCGTGAACAAGATGATCCACAGCGAAGGCGTGCGCCGCTACCGGGTCAACCCCGAGACGTGCCCTGAGCTGGTCGAGTCGCTCGAGAAGCAGGCCTATGACAAGCACGGCGAGCCCGACAAGGCCGGCGGCCTGGACCACGTCGTCGACGCGGCCGGCTACTTCATCGCCTACCGCTACCCCATCCGCAAGCCCGCAACCGTCATCAAACTGGGATTCGCCACATGAGCGTTGAGTTTGTCCGCCCCGAAGTCACCGCCAAGGCCAGCGCCTGGAAGCTGGTCCGCGATTGCGTGGCCGGCAGCGAAGCCGTCAAAGCGGGCGGGTACGTCATCCCGGTCAACCCGCACGACACGAGCCCGGAGAACCGGCTGCGCAACGAGCAGCGGGTGAGGCGCGCGGTCTTTTTCAACGCGACGGGCCGCACGCTGCCGGCGCTTCTGGGCATCGCCTTCGGCAAGTGGCCGGAGGTCAAGCTGCCGCCCGGCCTCGAACACCTCCTGGACGACGCGGACGGCGCCGGCGTGGGCCTGATCAACCAGTCGCAGTCCGTGGTGTCGGAGGTGCTGCAGACCGGCCGCGCCGGCCTGCTGGTCGATTACCCGTCGGGCGGCCGCGGCCTGACCGTGGCCGAGGCCGAGGCGCGGGGCCTGCGCCCGACGATCCAGCTCTACCCGGCCGAGCAGATCATCAACTGGCGCACCGAGAAGGTGGGCGCGCGGAACCTGCTCACNCTCGTGGTGCTGCGTGAGGGCTACGAGCAGTGGAGCGATGACGGCTTCGAGCTCGAGACCAAGACGCAGTACCGCGCGCTGCGCATCATCAGCGGGCGCTACGTCCAGCAGGTGTATCGGGAGAGCAGCACGACCGGCAAGTGGGAGGTCGCCGCCACCTACGTGCCTACCGATGGCAGCGGGCGGCCGTGGACGGAGATTCCGTTCACCTTCGTGGGCGCGACCAACAACGACGCCACGCCGGACCAACCGCCGCTGTTCGACCTTGCGGACCTGAACATCGCGCACTTCCGCAACAGCGCCGACCACGAGGAATCGCTGTTCTTCGCCGGCCAGGCCATGTACTGGGTCAGCGGCGCCGATGCCGAGTGGGCCGCGGAGATGCAGAAGCTGGGCGTCTACGTCGGCAGCCGGAGCATCCTGCCAGTGCCGCAGGGCGGGCAGGCGGGCATCCTGCAGGCCGAGGCGGTCAGCGGCCTGTCCGAGGAAATGAAGCACAAGGTGGAGCTGATGGCCCAGCTCGGCGCGCGCCTGATCGCCCCGGGCGAGGCCAAGCGCACAGCCACCGAGGCGGCCAGCGCCGACAAAACGAGCAACAGCGTGCTTTCGATCGTCTGCGACAACGTGTCGGACGCCTACCGCCGGGCGCTGCGCTGGGTCGCGCAGTTCGCGAACGCTGGCGGCGAGGTGGACTTCACCATCTCGACCGAGTTCTCGGGCGTGCAGTTCGACGCCGCGCAGATGGGGCAGGCCCTGGCCGCGGTCCAGTCGGGCAAGCTGCCGCTGTCCGATTTCTGGACCTACTGCCGGAGCATCGGCCTGATTGCAGCGGACAAGAGCGACGACGAGATCCGCGACGAGATCGACGCCGAGGGCCCGGCGCTGGGGACGCTGGGGCTTGAGGATGAGGGCCGGGCCGCGTGAGCGTCAACGCACGCCTCCGCGACGAGGCCATCGCCCACGCGATCGACCAGCGCCGGTACACGCAGCACGTCGTGCTGCGGGTGATCGCGGCACTCAACCGGCAGGATGCGCGGCTCGCCGCGGCGCTGGCCGAGGCGCTGGACCGNATGGACGCGACCAGCTTCACCGTCGAGCGNCTCGAGGCCATGCTGGCATCCGTGCGCGCCATCAACGCCCAGGCGCACGCAGCGGCCATGGCCGAGTTGCAGGAGGGCATGCGCGGCATGGCCCGCGCGGCGACCGTCGCGCAGCAGCAGGCGCTGGCGACGGCCATCCCGGCCGCGGTGCTGGCGCAGCAGCCACTGGT